GCTAGTGCTACTGGTAAGAAAATGGAGCAGCTTCCTTATGCTATTGGTGAGATTAATAAGACTCGTGAGGAGCTTATTAGAAATCCAAAGTATGTACCACAGGATGCTGCTGCATCTGTAGCTCTTAAGGATGAATCTTTTAATAAGTGGGGAATGGCCCCAGCAGATAGGCTAACGTTAAAGTGGAAATTACGACCGTTTTATATATTATCATTGTTTCAGTACTTGATGGCAGCAATGCTTCTTAAGTATCGACAAGTTATAGAACGGGGACGTGTTATTAAAGTTGGAATTAACTTTTGGTTTGGGGGAGCGTTTGCCCTAGCCATGAGTGTTGGTTTTGATGATCCTGACGTTGTATTTGAAGATGGTGATTTTAAGCACTTAGATGCCACCATTCATATGATTTTGTTAATGCTATATGTAACTCAAGCTACTGTATATTTTAATTGGAAAGGTATGACTACCCAGAATGTAATGCTGTTAAAGGCATTCTTTAGGATTTGTGCTGAGCGACTTTCCATTAAAGTGACACATACATTTAGCACTATATGGACAGTAATTTATGGTGGTATGCCGTCTGGGGCTTATGAAACTTCTCATGGTGATTCGTGGATTGTTGCATTTTTGTACTTTCTATACGTTCGCCAAGTTATGGAACGACATCCTGAACGTGTTTCTCAGATTAGGGAATTATTTCGATTGTATCGTTGTGGAATTATTGTATATGGAGATGATCATGTTCTCTATACGCATAAGGACGTACATGATATAATCAATGAAACTGGATTTGCAAAATTTGTAACAGAGTTTTGGGGGATGAAGATAAGGGATATTCATCGTGCTAATTTTCTCACCGTGCCTAATAAGTATGATGGGGGAATAGTGGAGTCTGGAATTGTATTTCTTAAACGTTATTTTGTTCGTCGAGAGGATGTGTTTTCTCCGGAAGAAATTCGTTTACATTCAATGTCTCCAGTCTTACCGTATAGGCCGTTGGGGTCTTTAATTATGAAATTGGCATATGGTAAGGCAGATGAAAAATCAGTGATTGAGTACATAGTATCAGCTATTGGTATGGCTTATGATACTCAAGGTACTAATAGAGTGGCATATGAGTTCTGTAGACACGTGTATCGAACGTTGTCTGCAGGTGTTCATGGACATATTCATGATAAATTGAAAGAGTTTATGGATAAGATTGCTCGGGAAGGAAAAGATCAGTATATTACTAGGTTGATGCGGACAGCTGCTATCAGTCCTAATGACATAATAAGAGGTTTTCCCCTATGGTCTGAACTCATAGCGCGTCATAAGTATTCTAGAGGTATATCTCATTTTAATGGATATGCCCCTGAAATTGAGCCGCTCTATTTTTAAATAAAGAAATTCTTTCCCACCGGTGAGTGGGTTTTCTTGAAAGTAGGGTCCTGGAACC